CCAAAACCGCTTTTTGCATCAACTTCTGGCACAGCATCAAATTTTCGTATCTCTTGAAAACCTTTGGGAGCAAAACCAAACTCCTTCAATCTATCCATGTTAAACCCACTGCCCTGTGTTAAGGCTCTTTCAACCGTGGCTTGATCGTCTGCGTCTAAAGCTGAAAATATGCCAGCTATTTCTTTTCTTTTGTCTTGACTTAAATTTGCTGGACCTTCAGATGCAAAAAGCTCGTGTATCGCTCGGCCTGCCTTTTGTCGTGCGATTGATTTTCCCATTTCTGTACTATGCCTTGCCGCAGTCTCCCCAAGTGGCGCGACTGCGCTAGAAAATGCTCCAGTTTGTTCTGCTTTGTTGTAAAGTGTTAAAATATCTCTTTTTAGTTCTGGATTGTTAATACTGTTTATTGCTGATCTGCCTTTTGATAATGCAGTTCTCATTTCCCGCGGATTGCCTCTTAAGTTTCCAGCGGAAAGTAACGCTTGCCTGGCTTGATCAACTGCTTGCATGTCTGACGATCTTGCTCCCATATTTTGTTCAACCATTTGTGTTCGTTCAGGAATGCTTAACATTGGATCTCCACCCTCCATTGCACCAAATGCAGCTCCTATAGTCGTTCCAACACTAGAACCAATCGCTGCGCCAGGAACAGCGCCAACACCTGCAAACAGAGAGCCTATACCTGCACCAGCGACTCCTCCTATTACTCCACCTATGCCGCCAGATTCAAAAGCTTTATTAACTCTATCTGCATCAATTCGCTGTCGACCAGTCATGCCAATTCTTTGGCTTGGACTTGCTCCAGGAAAAAATCCTTGGCCGATTTCTCCCAACATCATACTAGTAAACGCTGGACCCATAGCTGCTCCCCCTACCGTTTGCAAACCTCTACCAGCACCTACTATTGCTCTGCCAGCTCTTCTAAACGCGCCTACTCTTTCTGGCATTGGACCAATCGGAGCGCTATGGTGTCGAACTCCAGTTGTTGGAATTTTGCCAGCAGATCTTTCTGCAGCTTTGGCTGTTGCAGCGCCTATTGAATCACCTAGTTTTTTACTTGCGTCTTCTTTTATTCCAGATATAATTACTTCTGCCACACCTGGTGCTAAATAACCGCTTGGAGTTTTTCTTGCGGGGTCAATCCCAGGAATAGGCAATGAAAAGTTTGGTAAATTAGTTGTTCTTAAATCTTCTCCTCTATGCATTCTTCGTGCATCTGCAAAGCTGTTTTGTCCAATCGTGGGAGAAATAACTCCAAAGCCGCCAGGATTAAATGGACTTCTTAATGCTGTGTTTTGTACGACTTTTGTTTTGACGCTAGATGGAGAAATTCCTAGCATACCACCGACTTGCATTTTTTCTCTTTTTACTGCATCTCCTATTGGAGAAAAGCTGGGGAATAATGGTGTGGCAAATTTTCTAAAAGCTCCTCTAAAAGCTGCACCCCTTAATCCACCAAACATTGCATGTTCTCTAGTGCCTGGTTTCATTTGTCCAAATGGCCCTGTTCCACCCATCATTTGATCATCCAAAAAGCTTCTTAAACCCTTACCACCTTTGATAGCACTACCTGATACTGGATCTTTTGTATTACCTAAGAAATCATAAACTTTTTGATTTGACCTAATATGTTTACTTATCATGGACATAGAGTTTTCTCTTGACATAGTAGCTTTCACTTCTGCTGGTTTACCAGAACTGTCTACTGAGTCAATGATATAATTTTTGTGATCAAAACCTGTAAGCCCATATTTTCTCATTAAAGCTTGCTCTACAGCACCTCTTTGATAGTGACTTCTAAGGGCTGCTGCTTGTCTAGATTCAGAGGTAACACTGCTACCTGTGGTTGGAAGATGTTTATTTACAGCATTATTAAATGCCCCGACTGGATCTTTAGCAAAAGCCTCTGTTCTCATATTTGCCAATCCGTCTTTGTAAATTTTAGACATCATCTCATCGTTTACTGCAGGAATCGGACTCTTTTGGCTATAAACATCCTTAAAAAAACTTTGTGCTGAGTCAGGCGTAGCAAAACCTGACCTATGAGAACCTAATCCTGCAGATATATGCGTAACATTATTAGCTTTAAAAAAGGCGCTTAACTCTTCCCCTAAGCGCGGCATTTTCTTTTTGCCCTTTCTAATAGCTTTTGACAAAAAAGCGTTAACACTATGCTTGCCTGAAAACTCGCCACCAGCACTAACTCCACCCATTAATTGTCCAACATTAAAAACTTTGTTACCTTTTGCGTCAGTCTCAAAATGCTGAAAATTAGGCACTCCAGTAGTTGGTGCAAATGAAGGTGCTCCGCGCCTGCCCT